TTCCTCGGGATTAATTCCCTCATATAATATAATCGGTTCACCTTCTATTTCACCTATATCTTCGTTTATATCCATTTCTTCCTCTTCTGATGAAAAATTTTCAAAATTAATTGGAACACATTCATAATTAGTATTATAATGATAATTTCCATCAGGATTTGGCCCCTGACATATGGCTTTATCTCTGTCTTTCTTTATATCAGCAGGTATAAGCCGTCGATATCTTTGGTCCATCCTCTCAATTTGTGCATCACTTATAACTGGTTTATTTGCTATTCTTCTGTTTATTATGTCATTCATTAATTCTTCCTTAAACTTTCTTGATCTCTTAAGATTATCAACTGCCTTTATTACTGACGGTTGTACTAACGACCTTTTTTTAAATTGTTTTAAAAGATTTTTTTTCTTTGGGAGTTTATCTAATTTTTTTTTTAATTGTTTTCTCTGTTTATGTAACTCTCTTCTTTCAAAAGCAGCTTCATACTTATCCATAGTACCATGCTTGGTGGCTACATTTATAGATTCAATCATTTCATCAATATAGTAAATCTTTCTAAGAAGATCAGAACGCTTATTAATTTGATTAATTTCTTCTTTAGTTTGTTTTTCCATATATTATGTATATCTTAAATGCATATTATTTTTTATTTATTCGTTCATTTTTAGATACATTTATAGCTTGACCTTGACGTCTAGCAGCTTGATAGGCTTCTTCTTCACTTACACGCGAACGCGGATCGAAATAATATTTTTTTTTATTTCCAAATTGGAAATAAGTACCGTACGAATCTTTTTCACAATGAAGAGGCATTTTTCTAAGTATACTATTAGATAATAAAATTATAACGAAGCTATAAATAAAAATATTAATTATTATTATAATACAATGAAATATGTTAATTGGGTTAAAAAATATCGTCTCAAGCATCCGAGGATGTCATGGATTGAGGCGATGCAAAAAGCTAGTGCATCATATCATAAAAAATATGGCTATCCATCTGAAGAAAAAGGCAAACATAAAAAGAAAAAATCTATGAAAAAAAAGAAAAGTAAAAAGAAAGGTGGTGTTGTTACTGGTGGTAAAAGAAGAAAGAGACGCGGGGGTATAGTCGTCGGCGGAATGAATCATGGTATGTATGGAGGTACTGGAACAAAAGCAGGAGCAAAGAAAGCGAAAAAAACACTATCTAAAGAGAAAAAAGAATGTGAAAAAAGAATACAATCATTAATTAAAAAATATTTAAAGTAAAGAACAACCTAACTCATGTAATATATATTGTGGGTATGTTTTCCCAACACAAACATATCGACTTGGTATTTTTTTTAATATCATGTCAATTTGTTTAGCTGTTAAACCAACATAATTTTTTAATGCGTATCTTATTTGATGTGCAGCACCTGATTTAGGAAATACTACAATTTGTTGAGCTTCATTTAAAACAGTTCTTGTATTTTTTCGATCATTACCAGTAATCAAATGAGAAGTTATTAAAATATGAATATTATTATGACGTCCAGTTTCAAGAACATCATTTTGTATTTTTGATAATGCATCTCTTATTTTTTTTTCAGTTACTGTATCACAATCATCAAAAAATACAAGATCACCAAATCTAAGATCTTTAAAAATATCAATTGGATTGGTTACAAGATTCATGTCATTTTTAACACGCACAACATTTAAATGATCTAAAGTTTTATCAAATTCTAATCTTGAAAAAACATAAACTGTAGAATCAGGATAAAGAAGTTTAAAATTCTTAATCCACATAGATGCATAATATGTTTTACCTGATCCAGCAGGACCACAAATATAGACAATACATCTAGATTTATAATCTGGCATTGGTTCAATTGTCCAACCATCTTGCTTGATAACTTTTATACTTTTAACACCTGGAATATCTTCACTAATAAAAACAATTGTATTCTTATCACCATCATTTATTTTAGCAATCGACCGACCATCTTTTAAGTTAAACATTATATATTATTACAAAACATAATCTTGCGATAATATATAATAAACAAATTACATAAATGAATATTGAAACTGAAAAAATCGAAAAAATTAAAACAAATTTAAAAAAAGGGATACCCTTAACTATGTATGAACCGGATACGCTAAAGTATATTAATAAACCTATTGGAAAAGCAATTTATAAAAAATACGAGAATATCAAAAATCCAGAATATAAACCAAATAAGCCAGGGAGACCAAGGAAGAATGTAGAGGAAAAAGCTAAACCGAAAGATATTGTTAAATGTATTATCTGCCCTGGTCAATATACGAGATCAAATGTTTCATCACATAATAAAACAAAAGTTCATTTAATTTATCTAAACATGCATGAAAAATTAAGAAAAACGTTAATGACTTAAAAATATGTTCTCTTATTATTAATTTGTTTTTGAATCATTAAAGATGTTTCGGCTTCTTTAACCATTAATTGATATGGATTTCGAGGGTGATCATCTGGTCTCCTTACTCTACTAGAATTATATTTTAAAACCTTAGGTAAAAAACGTATTGGAGGAGGATTATAGTTTATATCGTTGAGACACTCAATTGTCCAGCTATTTAACTGATCTTTTAAATAATCTTTAACATGTTTTAACATATCTATTTTTGCATCTTTTGTTTTTAATAATAGATAACTGTTAAATCTGTCTCCAATACTTCCAATAACTTCATCGTCAAGTAATGTTAAATATGCAGCTTTAAATTTAATATCGTCAAGTTGTTTCATAATTTTTTCTTCGGGTATTATTTTCGATACTTTTATAACTCCAATGATTGCCTCTAGCTGGCTTGTCAATGAATATGCTAATGATATATCTGATGATATAATATGTTCTAAATTAAATATATCATCTCTATATTTAAAAAATCGAGAAAATGCCCATATTCTTTTTACCATTTTAAAAGGAGAATAATACATATTTGAATAATATAATTTTTCAATTTCTTCTTTCATTTGTTCATCATATCTTTTATCAAAAACATTTTCATTAAATAAATCATCTTTAAAATTAATAATACTATAATTATCATATTTATCAACATAAGCTAATATAATATAATTAGTAATTTCAACAAACTTATGATCAACTAAAGCAATCATATCAATTTTAACATCTGATTTGAATCGTAAAGCTTGTTTAATTGTTATTTTAATATCTCCTGGTAATATTTTATGTCCCTTTTTTAATTCTTCATAATTCCATCGTAATATTTTATGTTCTCTGAAAATATAATGAATAATATCATATTCATCAGCTGTTAAACTTGATTTATTTGATAATATTTTTGTAATTATTAAATAATCAGCATTTGATAATAATCCTTCTTTAAATAATCTTCCGCTAGTTACCATTAGAAGTTGTCTATTTGGCATATAAACACCATTAACCATATATCCGATGTTAATATCATATCTTTTATCGATACCAATTTTCATTTCTGTTATCCAGTGAAATTTTTCTTTTGATATTCTTTTAATTAGCTTATTTAAACAAGAAATAAATTTATTTAAAACGTCTTCTATCGTACAACAATCATAAAAAATTTCGCTAGAATCTAGATCACCCGGATATTTTTGAATACGATAGGTAAATGATCCAAAAACTTGTACAATATCATTATCATTTAATGTTATTAATTTAACATTTCTTATTTGATCTTTTGTGTATGAAGATTCTGGTCTTATTGACGTTATTATTTTAAAACTATCTTTGTTACTATCTTTGTTACTCATGATAATATTATATATTATGATAATAAATAATATTAGCTTACATATTCATTCTTCTACTTAGCATTTTTCTTGACAAATGTTTTCCTCCTGTCATTACTCCCGAACCCATATTATTATTACAACCGCCATAGCCATATTTACTTGCAACAGATCCAACAGCTTGAGCCAATGGGTGAGGTATTTGACTAGCTATCGTCGAGATTACTTTATTATCTCTTAAAAATTGATTAACTGGTTTAGCTATCGATAAAATTTCACGTCCGAAATTTTTTAATCCAGATAAAAAGTTTCCTCCATTAATATCCTCAATATCATGATAACTTACCCATGGTGATTGCTTAGCTGTCAATATATCTTCTTGGGTGATAACACCGATATTAGTGGAACATTTACCTAATCCTTCGATAGTAAATGAACCCTCGCTAACTACTATGATATATAATGAAGGTGATATATTTCTTGATGGGTTAACATTTGTTGCAGTACCATTAATTTGCAAAGTAAATTGTCCAAGAGATCCAGGGGCTAGATTTGAAGGTAAACCGATTTGTGTAGCAAACTCAAAACATAAAATAGTTCCAACCCCAACAAAACCAGGAACATTTAAAGCACCATCGGGAGGTGGTGCATGTGATCCAAGATATCCATTACCCCATGGATTTGGTAGAGTATAATTAGGTAGTACAGTTGACATTGATCCAGGAATTGGAGTTGTCCCATACATACCATAACCACTCCATTGCTCCCAACTTAATTTACAATTATTATCGACAGCAAGTTGATAAAGTTGATACAATGAAGCGGATGCCATAAGCCCGCTATCATTTTGGAATTGTAAGTTAAACGGAGTGTTTATTTGAAAATATGCATCTGATGCGTTTGCATTCATTAATAAATCATTATTACGCTCTCTAATATAAACATACATACGCCTTGGTATTGAATTTAATTGAATATTGTTACTGTTAAAATTCCATATTCCTCCTGGTATAACAGGGTTATTATTATCTGTGACATATCTTTGTACATCAAAATATGGATACGTTATAGGTAAATTATAAGGGATGTACTGGTTTTCTTGTGGCGTGATATATGTGAAATTCATCAGTGGCTGAGTTTGAGATGAATATGAGAACGGCGGAGCAGTAAAATTATTAAAAGTTGCGACGATACTGTCTATTGTTGTCCCCTCTGATACAACAGGAGGAGGACCACCCCAAGGAGAATTACAATCATGCGACCACATACGATTCCCGGCCTGATTCAAAAATGTCACGTTTACATCAAAAGAAGTAACATTAATAAAACCACTTGCATTATGACGACCAAAATAAAGGGGACTCAAGAAAAATGGTTCAGTAACTACAAAATCAACAACAGATGTTAATGTATTTGTTAAAGCAGTTGTTACCGTTTGACTAACAATCGTAAATGGAAAACCTCCACGACCCATTATAGTTTTATCATCCGATGAAGTATATAAACCTAATGGTGATCTTGTACTTCCATGTGTCATATAATATTCTTGTGCCTGATCAGTTGCGGAAGCAGTTGTTGAATAATCTAACATTTGGACATCATCACCAGTATTAAAGTTCATTAGTGCGTGAATCATATCAGATATTTGAATTGATACAGCTTGATTATTGATTGTTATTTTAAGAGTATCAATTCCAGAATTTAACGGAAAAGATCTAGGAGCATCAGTATCAGGATTTAAAAGAGCTATACCAAGATTAGAGTTTAATGCACCATTATAATGACCAGTCATTGTTAAACGAATCGGCATAGTCATTGTAATTTTCCTATCAACAATAATATTACCTGCAGGAGGTGGACAACTAAATTGAACAGAAGATTGTGAAACTGATGATGTTGTAAAAGTTTTAAATGAAGTTCTAGATCCAGATTTTAAAACTGCATATTCTCGCTCATTTGTTAAAATTGTTCTTGGATCTCTTACCTCAACGGGTTTTAATCTTTGATATGATAATGACATATTTTATATATTATAAAGAGATAAAATAAATCATACACTACATTTTTTTAAGTAAATTTTTATACAAAGATTTTTTAAAGAATCCTAATTTAACACTTGCTTGCTGTAATGGTAGTAAATATAAGTCATAAAAATTCCCATTTGTATCCTCCCACACTACTCGTAAATCTATTCTAAATAATGGTATATCGCTAAGCATATCAGATAAACGATATTGTGAAGTTGGGAAATAAAATGCTATAGATCTAGATTGACCAGCTTGCTCCGCTGGAATAACGAAATCTGTCAAAATTGGAAAACTAACGGATTGACCCGCTGTATTAGATGAACCAGATGGAATAATTTCATTAGCTACAGGTATTGAATTAGTTGTAATAATTATTTTACGTAAAGTAGCCCATAAATAAACTGATGGATATTCTTCAGTAAATTTAAAAAATAATGGTGTTGTTGTAGGCCCAGATGTTGGAGGATCAGGAGGAAGCTCACCGTTAAAATAACCTGTACCGTATTGATAAATAATCGCGTTCTGTGGTAGTAATGGTTGATAATTTGATGGAAGTGTTTGAAAATAATAATCATCATTATAAACTGTTGTCGTATGCGTCATCGAATTATACTCCGTCGTATTTTCTGAATTATAAAGTAAAACAAATGAACTTAAATATGTTTGTAAATATGTATTAATATAAATCTCTGGAGAGGCCGGATTTAGAACAAAATATTCTGGTACGAAAAACGATAATAATTGACTTACTGGATCAAAAAAAAAGAATGGATAATAAACAACATCATTTATTGTTATTAATGGTTTTACATACGTAAACTTAGGGCTAGTATCTATTAAACTTTTTAATCCTATGTTAATCATATTAATTAGTACTTGATAATTATAACAATAGTAATAGGGTGTTATAACTTGTTGATTTAGTAACGTTTGGGATGGGATAGTTTCAAATGAATTATTTGGATAATATATTAAATGAGTTTCATCTATAACGTCAGTTGTTTCCCCATTCATACCAATGATAAAAGGAGTTAGGTTAGGATTTGACTGATTTGGAACTATGGGCATAATAAATAATGGTGTTGCATTTAAAGGAATATCGAAACGTAAAACAGAAGCATAATAATCACTACATTTATTGAGAATAGGTATTGTTTTCGTTACGTTTGCCACGGCAACTATTTGTTCAGTTGTGTTATTAGTCATTGTAACGTTTACGTAAATATTATCTTGGTTTGGATCATCTTCAAATTGAAAATTACCATAACTATTATTTGAACTATTATTTGATTTCCAGTTTGAACACATAATTATATATTATATATTCATATTTTTAATTAATATACGCTGTTAACAAAGTAACTAAGCCATCAGGATTTAAATCAAATTCGTAACATAATAAATTAATTAGTTCTGTATATTGTTTTAAATTTAAATTTTTAAATAATGTTCTAACTACACAGTGACGCCCACATGTATTAATTGAATTTCCTTTTTTTTGAAATTTATGCTCATTATAAGATAGTTCATAAGGTGAATCCATCATCAAAATTGATAAATATGGATGTAATTGATTTGATTTAATTCTAAATTCCATTGATATCATTGATAAACTATCATCTGGATATCCGCCATATGGGTTAAAAAATTCAACTAAATTGCTATTTATCTTATTGAGAGCACACCAATGCCCAAAATTTGGTTTACTTTCAAAAAGAATTATACAGCTTCCGTATGGCTCTAATATCTCGTCTAATGAATTAAAATTTATTATTTCAGGATACAAAATTATATTTGCTTTTCCATCAAGTAATTTTAAAATTTGTTTATTTGATAATGCTATTTGTTCATAATGTTTTAACGCTGTATTCATAGTTAATATTATATTAGTTAATATATATAAACATGTCAATACAATATTTATTCTCTCCTAATAACAAAAATTTATATTGTTCAAATTTAACTGTTTCCAACGCATTAACGTATAATACTTTAGATATTACTAACCTTGAAGTTTCTGAAAATGCTACAATTGGAGGAAACTTAACGGTTGACGGATTATTAACATATGCATCACTAGATGTTACTAATTTAGATGTAACAAATAACGCGGTAATTGGCAATAATTTAACTGTTGGTGGAACATTAACTTATACTAATCTAGCAGCTGGATCATTAACAGTAACAGGAGATGCATCAATTGGTGGTACTCTCACAACAAATATTTTTAATCCATCTACGATTTCAACAACAACATTAAATGTTTCGGGAACAGAAACAGCAAATAATTTAATAGTCACCGGAACCCTCACAGCCCCATCATATAATCCTACTAACATAACAACAAATAATTTAACTGTCACTAACAATGCATCAGTTGCAAATAATTTAATGGTTTCTGGTATAACTACGCTTAATAATGCTAGCGTAACAGGTACATTATCAGTTCCTGGGACATTTGCACCTTCAAATATTTCAACTGGGAATATTACGGTTGCGGGAACATCAAGTTTAAATATTGTTGACTGTAGTGATTTAGCAGCTACATCAGTAACAACCGCATCATTAGACTGTACAGCTACAGCGACAGTTTATGATTTAGATGTTATTAATACTCTAACTACGGGAGTATTTAACCCGTCTAGTATTTCAACAACAACTTTAAATGTTTCTGGTAATGCTGATATTGTTGGAACCTTAACAACTGGTGTATTTAATCCGTCTAGTATTACAACAACAAGTATTATATGTGAAGTAATTGATGTGTCTGATCATATGACTATTGACTTAATAAATAGCAATACAATCGATAATTCTGGAACTATAACATCGGTAAATGTTGTTTGTTCTGATTCAATAGTTGCTGATAATATAACATCAAATTCTTATGTAATTGCCGCAAGTGCTCAGTCTGGTACAATTTCAACATTAAGACAGGTAGGTGTCGCAACCGTAACAAATGGATTAACTCCGACTAGTTTTGATTTTTTTATTGATACATTTCAAATTGGGAATTTTGTATATTGTAATTTCCAAAATTCTACATTAGTAACTTTATCACTAACAGATACATTTATAACGTTTACGTTACCCTATGTATTACCGACAAATACTAGTTACGGACCTTCTTATGGTCAAGCTACTATTATATACGGGAGTGGAAGTAGCGCAGCGATTGGAATATTAGCGATGACAGGAATAGCAGGGAACGATTATATAACAGCAACTGGTTTTATGACTACTTCGTTAGCTGCGAGAACAGTAAGAGTGACAATATCAGGATCATATTCATTAGAATTATCATTATAATTAACTTATTAATATCTTTGTTATAAATATATTAATATGTCGATACAATATTTATTCAGTCCGAATAATAAAAATTTATATTGTAATACAATAAAAACAATAAATGCGAATGTTGATCAATTAAATCTAGGAAATATAAATTTTGTCCCTGGAGCAGTTGCAAATTTTGAATATGCTACAGTAGAAAATATTGAGTTTCCACCTACACAATTAGATGGAAAATTAGGATATAATACCTATTTTGTCACACCAGTTGGTAGTTTAGTAAATAACGGTTTATCTTGGGAAACTGCTGTTACATCAATTGATTTAGCTATAAATATCATTGTTGGACTTGGGACAAATGAATTTTATACAATTTATATCGCATCTGGAGTTTATAGAAATCCCATATCATTAGCTGGTAATATTAACCTCATAGGAATTGGCCAGGTTATAATCACAAATAGTGCCATAATAGATTTAAATAATACTTGGTCAACTGGACAAACGTCATTAATACAAAATATTACATTCGATAATACGACAACATTAAATTTTCAATTGAATGATCAATCTCAAACTCTTAATATCCAAGATTGTAATATTAACGGAACTTTAAATTTAGGATCAACAAATTATAATTTTTTAAATACTGTGTTTTATGGAAACGTTAATATTGGATCAGTTGGTAATAATCTCCAAGTAGTTGCATATTTTTATAATTGTGTTAATGTTAACGGTACACTTACAGTGACATATAATTCATTACCTGAAGATTTACCCATAACAGTAGCTTTATATAGTTCTAATCAATTAAACATATCTTTAGTTACATCAGACTATGATATTGGGATATATCTTTATTATGATGCTGCTAGTTTACCAAATTTTGATTTTTCTACTACAGGTGGGGGAAGAGTTAATCTAACACCTTTAGATGACTGTAATGCACTCGCTTACAATCCATCAACTCCATCAAACTGGCCATCTCCAAACCCTACAGTTTTACAACAGGCGATTGATATACTAGCATCAAATTACTCATCAAATATTGTGCAATATTCTTTATGGACTCCTACGTTTAATACTCAGAGCTCAACGATATCAAGCATAACATTTCCTCAGGGTGTAGGGAGTTACATAGCTACTAATAACGGAACACATCCAGGAATATGCTCGTTTTCAATACCTATGCATGTAACTACAACAGGAACAAACGCAGTAGCATCATTTAGCATGACATTACCAGTCGGAGCAGCTGGAGTATTAACATATGGATCTGGCACTTTAGTCGGTAACGATTCGGTATATAATCAGCCTATTAGCGGAGGATATGGAAAACCTGATTTATATAATACATCAATGACTTTTACATTTACATTTACAGTAGCAGCAAATTATTTTATTGTATGCTCAGGTCAATATCAAATACCATAATAATTTAATTAATTAATTAATTTATTATTTCTTTTTAGTAACAGGTTTCTTTTTAAATTGTTTTGGTTTTAAAACTGGTTCATCATCGCTACTTAAACTATTTCTTTTATTAAATTCTTCTTCTAAACTTTCAGCAATTTCGGCCCTCATTTTTCTTTCATAAACATCAAGTCTTTCACGTATTTTCTCCATTTCTAAATTATAAAATGATGTTATTTTCTTTTTCCTAGCATCACAAAAATCACGAAACTGTAATTCTTCTTCGATGTCTTTGATGAGACTTTTTAAATCTGGTCTAGATAAAATCGTATAATCTAATGAAGAAATATCAATAGGAACATATTCTTTTTCTTTTGGAGCTTCGTTAAATACTTCAATAATCGACATTGTATAATATTACTATATATTTATTTCCGATTATTTATAACTATTTCCGATTATTTTTTAAATAATTAATTTTAGCTTGGCCAATATTTTTAAATGCTTTAGAACAGCCATAACATCTATAATGATTTATTCTTTCTTTATTACTACAATGTTTTTTACAATAAACACCCATACACATAATACAATTAAAAACAGCTGGTAATTTACAGTTAGGTTTATTACATTCTAAATCAAGACTTTTTATTGATATTGACATGATATAAAGCTATATTATAAAATAAAATCGGAATTAGTCAGAATTTAAATTTATTATTTCAGAAATTATTTTTTTATGTTCGCTTGTTATTAATTTATCTTTATTTTCATCACGTTCCATTTCTTCGATAATTTTTTCTCTTATTGTTTTCCTTTTATTTCTCATTTTTTCCATTGAATCTATTGATTCTTTTACTCCTATCAAAGATAATGTTTTAATATATTCTTTTAATTCTTCAATTTCTTGTTTTAGTTTTTTATTTTCATCCCTAAATGCCTTCATCATCGCATGTAATTCAAAATATTCATCTTCCATCATTTCAGTCAAATCAGCCTTAAATATATCGAGAAGCTTAATATTATTTGGATCAAGGAAATTAGTTTTTGCGAAATCTTCAACAACAGTTTGTAATAAAAGGTCGTTTAATGATTTCCTTGTTTTCTCTTCTTTATTGAGCTCTTCCATTATATTAATTAAACTATATTTAAATTTTTTAACGATAAATCGTAACTAGATATTGTACTTCCGATTTTTAATTCTTATATAAGAATATATAATGTCTTCTGGTTCCGAAGATTCACATGATGAAATATCTGAAGATAAATCAGAATCGAATGATAGTGGTTCAACTAGCGATATTGATAGTGATAAGATTAGTGATATCGATAGCGATCCGATGGGTGATATTGATAGTGATCAGATTGATGATGAAAATAAACAATTTGAAAAACAAGATAAAGAAATAATAAGCGAGTTAGAAAAAACTAGAAAAGAACGAAGACGAAATCATTGGGATAAAGAAAGAATACGAATTGAACAAAAAGCAGTTAAAAAATATTTAGGTCTTCGATCTGCTTGTAAGATAGATTATTTAAATGATTTAAATTATAAATATCGTGATTGGACTATTACATTGAAAGAATATGATGATTTGACGGATCATTATGATCATTTAAGGCGAGAATACTCGAAATTAAATGATGAACTATATAGTATCAATGAACAAAAAAAAAATTATGATAAATTAGATGTTAAGTATTATCGATTAAGTGAAAATTTTGGTAAATTAAATAGAGAAAAAAATAAATTACAAGAAGATTATGATGAATTAAAGAAAAGATATGATGATAAAGTTGAAGAAATAAAAATTATGATTGAATACATGCCAGGATCAGGAGAAGCATATTTAAAAGCAGAAGAACATTTTAATGAGAATAAGTGATCTATTTACCTATGATAATAGATAAACAGAAAACAGATACCAAATTATAAACTCAAATTATTGTTTCTATTTTTTCATATATTGTAGTAAGATTTTATATTATTATATTGTATAGTTATAAATCGGAACTAATGGAAGAAATACCAAAAGTAGCGAAAGGATTTGATAAAGATTTAGATTATATTAAAATTAAAAATAAGTTTATCAATGAATTAAATAAACTAATAATAATTTTTGACAAAGATAAGATTAAACCAAAACAAAAAAATATATGTGGTCGTAAAATAGTTTATTTATTATGTGCGATGATACAGCTATTAAATGGAAGTAGATGTGTTGAATCAATTTCAGCTTTTAAACAATTTATTACAATACAAGAATATGAAAAACGAGTTATTGTTAAAATAGCGAAATCAGATTCAACCAAAATTAATAAAAATAAAGTTAAAATTAAATTAAAACCAAGATATCGAGAAATGAAATTTCCCACTCATTGGATACCAGATTTATTAATATTGAGGAAAATTAAGAATATTGCATTAAATATATTTAAATGTAATCGATTAACTAAAAGAGTATTAGATTATTTATCAAAAACATTTAACTGTAATACTCATAGTCTACGATATGCATTTATCAACTACATGCTTTATGAGAAAAAAATTGAAATGCCGTTAGTGGCTAAATTTGTTGGTCATTCATCAGTTGGCCAATTAGTAAGATACACACAGTTAAAAAATACTAATAAATTATTTGATTTAGATGCTTAATTTTTCCCTCTTAAACAATAAAGCCGCTAAGTAACAGGCCTATTAATGTGGCTTAATAATTGGCATTTTTAATGGTTACTTGCTAATTTTTAATATTAAAAATTAGCTTCTTTTGGACAATAAAGCCGCTAAGTGATTGGCCTGTTAATGTGGCATAATAATTGGCCTGTTAATGTAGCTTAATAATTGGCATTTTTTATTGCTATTATTGTTGTTATTATTACTATTATTATTTTAAAAATTAAATAAATTATAATAAAAACAATAGAATAGATACGGAGAATACAAGTGACGGAGGTGACGGACCTTCCCCCACCTTACAATACAAGGAATAGTT